TTATTTTACAGGCTGCTTAATTATAGCAATGGTATTGTTAGCCTTATGTGGAGGGCCACCTAATTACTAATGAAGATCTCTGATAAAACATCTGTTGATACAGATATAAAAACTATAGTTGCCCTAGTAGTTGGAGCTTGTGCTGGAGTATGGGCCTACTTTGGTGTGGTAGAAAAACTTAACAAAAATAGTACGCAATTAGAATTGATGAGTAAAGATCTAGAACATAATACAGAGTTTAGAATAAAATGGCCTAGAGGGCAGATGGGTTCATTACCAGCTGACCAGGAGCAATTTCTTTTAATAGAAAATCTTTTTAAATCTGTAGCTACATTAGAAAAAAATCAAGAAATGAATATGACTAACAAAGTTAATATAGAATTCTTAACTAAACAATTAGAGAAAGCTCTTAAAGATATTGAAAAATTAAAAGATGCAAACAGAGAAATTAAATATTCAAATGGAAATGGAACACACTAATGTTTGAGGTAGTAGCTTTATTAATGTTTTTAAATGGTGATCTTACAGAGTATCGTAAGCAGCCAGATTTTGGTACTTGTTTAGAAAGAGCTAGAGTAGCTAGAAGAACATCTAATCCAACTACAGTTCAATATCAATGTGCAAAAGTAATGGCTGAATTAACAGAAGATAAACAACATATATTAACAATAAAAAAGGTAGACTAAAATGGCAATGGTAGAAAGAAAAGAAACTAAATATGTAGTAGTACATTGTGCTGATACTCCAGCTGATATGGATGTGGGAGCTGCTGATATTAGAAGATGGCATGTAGATGAAAGAGGCTGGGATGATGTAGGTTATCATTGGATAATAAAAAGATCTGGACAGTTAGAACCTGGAAGAGATCAAAGGCTACAGGGTAGTCATGCCCTTGCAGTTAATAGTAAAAGTATAGGTGTGTGCCTAGTGGGAAGAGGCGATAACTTTACAGAAGATCAGATGTACACACTTCATAATGTAATACAAACAATAAAAGATATGCACCCAGAAATAGAAGTCATTGGACATTCAGATGTGGAACCAAAGAAACCACATTGTCCAGGATTTAATGTAAAGGAATGGTATCAAGATGAGTTCATCGGCTAAAGGTTATTCAAGAGTATTAACCATATCAGATCTTCATTGCCCCTGGGAGCATCCGGATGCATTTGATTTTTTAAAAGCATTAAAGAAAAAGATTAAACCAGATTTTGTTTTGAACCTGGGTGATGAGGCTGATGCTCATGCTCTATCAATGCATGATAGTGATCCAGATCTTATGTCAGCTGGTGATGAGCTGATAGCTGCTAAAAAGAAACTACATAAATTAGAAAAAATTTTTCCAGAAATGACACTACTACATTCTAATCATTCATCATTAATATATAGAAGAGCATTGAAACATGGAATGCCAAGAGCTTACTTAAAAAATTATAATCAGTTTTTAGATGTAGGCCCAGGATGGAAATGGGTAGATGATATTACAATACCATTATCAGATGGATCTAAAGCATTTGCAACTCATGGAATGGCAGCCGATGGTATCAAGCTATCAATGCAGTATGGATGTCATACTATCCAGGGCCATTTTCATTCCAAGTTCAACATACAATATTTTTCTAATCCAGAAAAATTAATCTGGTCTATGCAATGTGGGGCATTAACAAAACAAGCATCCCTTGCCTTTGAATATGCTCGTAATTTTAAAATGAGATTTGTTATTGGAACAGGAGCTGTCATTGATGGACAACCTAAACTTTATGTTATGAGATTAAATAAAGATAATCGGTGGGATGGTACTATAGTCTAATGGCTAAACAAAAGTTTACCCATTTTGTACCAAGAGAAAAACCAAAAAAAAGAAAGGGTGTTCATACAAAAAGTTTAAACAAACATAAAAAATTACAAGCTAAAAAATCTAGATACAAAGGACAAGGAAGATGACAGCTAAAGCAGATTGGAAAGAAGTAGTACAAGAATTAAAAGACCAGGTAAGGGTACTCAAGGATGAGAAGGCAGAGCTACAATCAAGTGTTAAAGAAAAAGAAAGTGCATTGAAAAGATCAACACAAAAATTAGAGAATGTTACAGAAGATTTAGATGCAGCTAATCAAGAGATAGAACAATTAAAGAAACCAAAAGAAGATGAAATCAGTAACGATCAATAACACAAAATATTTTTTTAAGAAATTAACCTGGTTTGATATTCTTGGTGATAGCACAATTAGTAGTGAGAATGAGTTTGATAATATGAAGTGTGCAGAGATAATAACAGAGGGTTATATCTATGACATCTTTGAGGAGGATGGTAGAGAGTTTGTAAGAACCTTTGCATCTTACCAGGTAAAAGACAATGAGTTCGGATTTGGTGATAGAAACTGTTATCCCATAGAAGTCTTTAATAAACGCAGCCAGAAAGCCATCAGAGAGGCCCACAGATTAACATTAAGAGGGTAGCTAGTATGATTGGGTGTATAGAAACTAAACCTTCTGTATAGGCTTTATATTCAATTTAAAGGGTAAGTGTATTATTTGTTCTCTATTGCACCTAATAAACCAGCACAATAGCTACCAAACACTACATAACCATGGTAAAAAAATCTATCTAGCTCTACTCCATTCTTGTTTAGAATGGTTCTATGTTGGAAAAGATTATGCTCATGTGGATCCTGGCATTGCTCTTCTGTAACCTGGACAGGATGCATCATATATAATTCAGATCCTACACCTAGATATAAAACTAGAATAGCAAGTTTCATTCTGTCTTACAAAGATGTACGAGCTGCGTAATTATCTCTTGAATTCTATCCTTTAGTTTTGTTATAATCTTGTCTTTTATTTTTACATTTTCATACAAGGCTACAACCTCTTGTTCTTTTTTAGATAGTTTAGTTTGTAATTCACCATTCAAATCTTTGTGGCCCTTATTAATTACAAGTAGATTATCTCTTTCTTCTGACAATCTATCTATCTCTTTTTCTAATCCAGAAAAATCTAGATCCTTATGTTTTTTTAATCCTTCATTCATTTTTTTTACCTCATTCTCAAAAGAAATATCTGTTCCATGATCTTTCTCTTTCTTATAAGTTTTAGTTACCATCACTATTCTCTGTTGGATTTTTAATAAACAAGTGTTCTATCTTATCTCTATGAGTTTCAAACCACAGCTCTTCAAATGGTCTAATCTCTACATCACTTGGGAACATAGGATTGTGTTCTAGCTTTTGTAACTCTGGACTACTAGCTGTATAAAACTTTTGATAAGGTTCTATACCATCTTGAGTACCAGGAATTGTTATACAAATAACATCTTCTGTGCCATCAAAAGCCTCTATCAATCCCTTAATAAATTCTTTTCTAAATCTGCTTTTGTATAACTTCATCATAATATTTCTATACCTCTTGGTTTAGCTGGATGTACTTTAATATGATTATCTCTTTCTAATAACCTTAACATGCGATGCACATTTGAATGTACACATCCCATGTGTTTAGCTATCTCTCTTACTGTAGGAGGTACTCTATCTTTTTTGTAATAGACTTTAATATAATCTAAAACTCTTAACTGTTTTTTAGTTAGCATTACTGTCGCCATCATCCACCTCCTTTTTATCTTTAATTATTTTATTAAGTGCTGATTTTAAATATGAGCAACGAATAAAGATTTGATCACCAGCTGTAGGTAATTCTTCTTTACAATTTTCCCAATTATTTTTTTGAGCATTTTCTTGATCTTCTATTTTAGCTAGTCTTTGTTGTGGTGTTAGCTTTGCATCTTTAGAAATAGCATTCATTTTATCTCTTTGTTCTTTAGAATACTTAATCCATTTATTATCTGCTGGTGTAGGTTCAGAAGATACAGCTGCATTACCATCATCGTCATCACTAGGTAATCCATAGATAGCTTGTAAAGAATATCTCTTGGCATAAGTAATCGCAGATCCTAAAGCATGTGCATCAGTAAAATCAGATTTTTTAGGAATGATTAAGTATCTAGATTTAATTACAGCATCACTATCACTATGCATTAAACTTGTTGTTACATACATAGTAGTATCAATTACACCTTCAATGATTTGTTTTTGATAATCAATAGTTTGTGTAAATGCCAATCCAAACTTGGCCCCTTCATTAGCAGCTGCTATTACATCTTCAAGTGTTGCATAACTTGATTTAAAAAAAGTATTTTTTTTAGTTCTCTTTGCAACATTAGCCTCTTCTTGAAATTTAGCTAAAGCATCTACTATATTTTTAGTGTTGAGTTTCGTCATCGTCATTTCCTTCTGGTTCTTCTGGTTCATTTATTACTCCTTTGTCCACATGAATTGTGAATATTTGATTTTGCATTTTAAGACCTTCAATGGCTGCCATAGCCACATACTCAATAAGCTCCTCAACAAAAGGAACCTCAAGTTCAAGACCGGTCTTTTCATAGATCTTGTTTCTAACTTTCCTGGCACTTTCTTTTCTTGCCAATAGATAGGCATTAATCTGAAAGTATTTTCTTGGATCATCATCCATTCATATCCTTTATGGTAAACCTTCTAGTTATTGTAGGAGCTGCACCTTCAACTTTAATTGTTTTAGTTTTAGCTCTTTCATAAGTAGAATGATTGATCATATATCCCTGGCATTCAGCTTTCTCATGCTCACCCAGGATCTCTTTTATTCTTATTGATACTGTGTCCTGGATTTTTTTAGATGCTTTGATTGCTTTATCAGCAGATAGATAATCATCTATTAATTGTGGTAGTTCATTATTTTTATTAAAGTTAATTACATCTTTAGATCCATTACCTTTGAAGATCCTTGATGCCTCTTTTGTATTAGCAGCTGCGTAGTGTAGCTTATCACCTTGCATGATACCATCAACTCTATGCCAAAATTCTACAGCAGCATTAATTAACTTATCTTGTATTTCTTTATTTGGTTTATAAACAAACCATTGTAACTCCCATCCCTTAACTAACCTAACCAAGATGGCATAGTTATAACCGGTAGTTAAGAGTTGGGCCTGTACCTGGAGTTTATAAATTTCAGATACATCATCAGAGGCAGCCCCAGAATAATTTTTAATCTCAATCACACCCTTACCATTCAAGCTGTGGGAGCTTTTAGAATGGTCAATTAAGTTTAAAGTTTTATCAAGATGCATTTCTGCATCCAGGGAGCTGCCTATTTTTCCACCATCAACCTCATAGAAATATGCTTTATCCGGAACACTTATATTTAGAGGGAGCTTTCCTTGTTCAGCACAAATCAATTTCAGTTCATTGTGAAACATTTGTATTATTGCCGGTTCTAAAATAGTACCAGCTTTAACTTTAGGTAAGTTAGCTATGTCATTTGTAGCCTCCTGTCCTTGTAAGGCATTGATTGCCTTTTCCAACTCATCATTCGGTGAGCTGAAACCTATATAACCTTGATCGGTTAAAACTAAATTAGGGATAGAGCTAGATCCTATCTCTCTTCTTGCGTATGATGTAAGTTTCATTAATTTACTATCCTTTTTTGTTTGTCAAATTTTCTTCCTTTAATCCAAGTCATTGCATCAAGACTACCAAAAGTTTTTTCAACTTCTGTAAAAGAATGATAAGATCCATCCTTCCATCTTTTAGGATTAATTTTTCTATATTTTCTTAATAACTTTGCGATTGGAGTTTCTTTTGTCATTATATGCCTCCCATCATTCCATAGTATGCAGCACACTTATCTGACAACGCACACATAACTATAGTGAAAAAATACATTGCAACTAACATTAAAAGAAATGTTATGCACTCGGCAGCAAACTTGATTTGCTCTTTATACTTTTTAATCAACTGTATCATCTTTACTCCTTTTTAATTGGTGTCTAAATGACCTTGTATAGTTTATCTTTTAGACACATATTGTTTCTATTACAGATGAACATTAACAGAACATCTATTTACATAATTCCTTACAGTAGAAGGATACCATTCACCATTTCTAACTGTAGGAATTCCTCTTGCATTTAGAGCTTTTGCAATTTCAGATAATGTAGTTACACCATATTTTTTAAGATCTAATATAATGTTATTAACAGATCTAGCTTTCTCATCTGCTAACAATTTCTTTTTAGCATTACCTTTTCTTGCAGCTTGTTTTAAGTTTTTAGTATTACCTAAAACAACTCCTCTTTTTTTTGCCTGGGCCAAAGCAGATTTAGTATTCTTTCTTAAAGTATCTAAATACTGTTCAGCTACAGCAGCCAAAACTTGTATCGTAAATTTATTTACTGATGGCATATCGCAACATACAAACTCAATCTTACTTTCCATAAGTGATGCTGTGAATGCCAGGTTACGAGATAGTCTATCAAGTCTAGCAATAACTAAAGTTGCTTTTTCTTTTTTACATAACTCCAGGGCCTGTGTTAATTGTGGTCTATCATTTCTAGATCCACTTTCTTCTTCCTGGAATACTTGCAGCAGCTCATCATTTTTAACAAACTCATTAATAGTTTGTAATTGATCAGCAGATCCATAACCTTCCTTGCCTTGCTTATCTGTACTAACTCTAGTGTAGCCTACATACTTCTTCATTGTACTAACTCCCTTCATTGTTGGTCTTATATTGTTCATATACCAAATATATATATGCGATATATAAATATCAAGAGTTAAATTAATAAAAAGGAAAAAAAATATGCAACCTAAATTAACCCCACTTTTCCTTAATATTTCAGCAGATTTAAAGAGTAAGCTAAAGATCCAGGCTAAAAAAGAGAGGATCCCTATGGTTACTTTGATCAGCGAGGTATTGGAATTTGGATTACCAAAAAGAAATCAAATCAAAAAACAAATCATAGGAGCAAGAAAGTGAATGCTTACAGTAACATCATTATTTTCTGGAATTGGTGGAATAGATCTTGGATTAGAAATGACAGGACATTTCAAGACAGAGCTGTTTTCAGAATTAGATCCCTTTTGTCAAAAAGTTTTAAAAAAGCATTGGCCCAATGTTCCAATCATTCCAGATGTGAGGGATATAGATGGTAAAGAAATTAGATCCGATGTCATTGTGGGAGGATTTCCTTGCCAACCCTTCTCTGTTGCCGGAAAACAAAAAGGCAAAAATGATGAAAGACACTTATGGCCAGAAATGTTTAGAATTATTAAAGATGCAAAACCATCAATCGTTATTGGCGAGAATGTGCCAGGCCTTATTAATGTACAAATGGCACTCGGAGCTTGTATCTCTGACTTGGAAAGTGAAAATTACAAAGTACAACCTTTTGTATTACCAGCTTGTGGTGTCGGCTTTGCCCACAGAAGATACAGAGTATTCATCATCGCTTTGGCCGACAGTTGCAACGAAAGGTTACAATCACGCAT